GCAGGCGCTGTAGTTCTTGCTCCAGAATCATTAGTGTTTCCTAATTTATACCAAGTAGTAGCACTTAAACTATTACCTGAATCTGCATATGTACCCTCACCAGTGCTTCCTATATGAGTTGCTGGATTTAAACCTGAATTATATAAAGTAGCTATATTACCAGTAGCTGCTTGCCCCACTGATACACCACCATCTGTTAAAAGAATGCCTTTATAAAATCTCATATCAGCTAAAGAACCATGCCACCCTCTTCCACTTGTAGCATTAGCTTCACCAATTGCAAGATTTCCACTTCCCATTATATCTTGTGCACTCTTACCTGAAATATCAACATTTGCTTCATAAGACCCATTAATATAAACTTTCAAAAGGTCACTTCTATCAAAGGTAGCCACTATGTGGTTCCAGTTAGTACTTAATCTTTTACTATTAAAAGCACCTGTATCAACATAAGCATCTCCCATGTAAGCTCTTAATTTTTCAGCACTGGCGCCTGCATTATTTAAATGTAAATAGAAATTAGCATTACCAAGTATTTGGTGTTCTCTGTCCCAATTATCATTTGATTTATACCAGAATGATATAGAGAAATCGCCCGTACCCATATCTAAAGCAGTACCTCCAATGGTTGACCTAGTTAAAGTATTATTAGCAGGTGAGGGGAACACTGCTGCGTTCTCTCCCCATAGTTTTAAAGTTCCTGCAGAATTAATAAAGCCATTTGAATGTCCCATTGTAATAGTAGTACCTGCATCTGCTATAAGAGAATGCCCACTACCAATACTGACTGAACCAGAAGATAAAGTAAGGTCAAAACCTCTTGTATTTAAGGTCTCATTAGAGCCTCCATAATCAAAACTACCATTTACAATGGCATCTCCTGATAATGCTGCTACACCCCTTATTGAAAGTCCTGCATAGGTTTGCGCTGTAGTGCCAGTTTTATATGGAAGATAAATAGTTCCTGATGAATTCATAGTTAATACTGAAGTTTGGGCCAAACTTGTTCCGTTATAAACTATATCTGAGCCATTATTAGCCAAATCAAATCTAGAACCAGATTGTGGTTGTAAAGTTCCTCCACCACAAGTAAATGGTCCTTTAATATAAAAATCATAACCTGCCCCTACAGGAGACGTAACCCAAGTGGAACCACCACTAGGTGATACAGTTAATCCATAAAATTCTAAATTATGGGCTACTCTTATCATAGTATTTTTACCAGTAAAGTTCATAGTAGAAGTTCCTTCTGTAAATACACCTCCACTACCTATAGGAACCCATAGTCCTGATGTTTCAGCACCACCAGCGTCATAGAGTACTAAATCTCTTCCTGAAGTTGTTTCTACGTTATCTACAGCAGAACCTGAACCTTCAGTAAAAGGATATGAAGCTACTAAATTACCTCTATCTGCCATAGTGGTAAATGTTAATGTTTGACTGCTCTTTGAACCACCTGTTGTAGCAGCAGATAACTCAAACTCAGTAGGTGAAGTAATAGAGGCAATGTAAGCACCCGCTGGTATACCTGAACCACTGACATAGTCTCCTGCTCGTGGTAATCTCTGACCTGTTGGGGTACTTCCTAATGTTATTGTTGGGTCATTGTTATAAGATGCATCTGTGCGGGTAAAGGGTAATATATCACCGTGAAACATATCTGCTCTTATTTCTTCTACAGTTCTTACGTCTGAAAATATTCTTACATCAGATATATTACCACCAAAATATTCATCAGGGCCAGTTTCATCTCGACCTACAGTTAAAGTCATATTAGTGCCTGTATTAAACATACACCACTCAGCACCACCATCTCCTCCTTCTACGAAAGCATCTAATTTTCCATCAAGATATATTGCTTTAGCTCCTTTAGAATAAAGTCCTGTATGTGCCCCTGCTGTTCCATAAAATACAAAAGCTACATGATGCCATTTGTCATCGTGTAGAGCTGTTGTAGTAGTTGATAAATTAGGATGTTCTCCAGCACTATTATTATAACTTCCCCACATCAAAGCTCCATTAGAACTTTTCACACGGGCAAAACTTCTATTATTATTATTACTTCCATTATATAAATCAAAGAAATAGTGGTTTGCAGATAAAGATGTGCTTTTCTTAAACCAAAACTCTATAGTATAATCTCCATTATTTGATGAGTTTCTAGCATCTGCAAAAGTTGCAGACTTAGCGTATTCAGCAGAACCATCTAACTCAAGACAATTTTTACCAAATAAACCTCCACCATTGTGGAAATCTCCTCCTATATCAATAGTATCTGTTGCACCAGCAACAGGTGCAAATGTCCCTCCTCTAGCTATTGTTAAGTGCTGAGTTAAAGTATTTTGTGAGTAGTCTCTGGTCGTCTGTTCTAAAGTTCCACTACCAAATATTACATTTGAAGTGTTAGTTCCCCATCCACGATACCCACTTAAAGTAGAAGAACCTAAGTTATACAATACATTTTTAAATGGTGATTGAACATCAGTAGTGCCTGTTCCTGTTAATATTAAGTGAGTATTTAACATTGATGATGTATTACTTTGATTTAATCCACCCTGACAAGAAATTATACCATTACCTGCAGTATCTGCAAAAACTGAGCTTCCAGACGCTCCAGTCATTTGACCTGAACAAGTTAATGCGTGTCCATCAATATCTAAAGTAAAGCCAGCATCTACTGTTAAGGCATCAAACTCACAATCTCCATATAATCGAACAACGGTGTTTTCCGTACCTCCAATTGTTGCTGTTGTCTGATAGTCTATATTTTTTAATCCTATAGCTGGTGTCCCATCAAATGAACCATCGTAACCCCAATCAATATCTGTTCCTGTAAATTGAACAGGGTAAACTGAACTAACTCCTCCTATCATATTAAAATTACATCCTGCAGTTCCATTAAATTTAACAATACTATTATTCTCGAATGTTGCATAATCTGTGTCAGTCCCAAACTCGAATAACATATCATATTCTTCGTCTTTTGGGTCAAAGAAAGCTGTGTCAGAAGAGCCACTACTATCTACATCTAATAATTTTTCTACTCTATCTACAGGGAAGAATTTTACATCGGCACCATCAGAATGTGTTGCAGCTGTGCTTCCTAATTGCCCTCTTGATACTGTAAGCGTGTTACCACTTATACTTTCTATACGCATATATTCACTGCCTACGAAAAGCCATTCACCTGCTGTTAAATTTTCAGCCGTAGTGACTGGGACAGATGTAGCTGTAGTAGATGTAATAGCTCCATTAAGTGTAGTATATGTCCATTTTGCGTTATTTTGGAAAGAAACCGTTCCATTGTGAATAATAAAATTATAAAATCGTGTGCTACGGCCTTTATTCGCTTGTTCAAAACGATTTACAAAAAGGCCATTAACGTCTGATTGAAATGTTCCATTATTGTGAATATACTCACCATTATTATAAAAATGATTCCTAACAAGATAGCTGCCTCTTGGTGCTGATAAAATTCCTTTTATGGTTACTCCATCTCCTGCGGTTCCAATATTAGTTTGACCTCTTACTTCAGCAGTGCCGTTTATTGCACTTGCGTCTACATAATTAACACCTTGACCATGCGCTAAGGTTCCTGTTCCTGAATCGGTAAATGCACCAGCAGCGTTATTAAGTGATGCTGTTGAATGTCCTTCATCTAATTTCCACCAATGAAGTGGAGTTACATTATAACTTCCAGAATAAAGAGAAGCCATTTGGTTTGCAGCTAAAGGAAAATCGTAAATTCTAAAATCGCGAGCCTTACCATCAAAATTATAAGCGTCATCAGTATCGTGTTCTGCAAAAATTGCATCTATAGCATGAGCCTCGTTTCCAGCTAATGTCTGAGTTGCTCCTGCTTTTACACCATTAATATAAAATTCAACTGCGGTGTCATTTCTTGACACTGCTATATGATACCATTTACTTGTTCCTAATGCTGCTCCAATCGCATCAGAAACATCTATTTGAACAGCTGCTATAGTAGATTTAGGTCTGAAAAGAAGAGTATCTCCATTGTTTTGTAAATCAAAATATTCATTAGCACTGTTGCCTCCAAAGTATGTTTGAGCACCACTTACTGATTCGTGATTTACCCAACCAGCCAAAGTATATTTTGTGGAAATATTAAACTCAGTAAACTTAACTAATGTATCGTCACCAGCTTCGCAATCTAAAGATGTTAAACCCAAACCCTCTAACCTTCCTTGTAATACTTTTATTCTATCATCCATATATAAATCATTTTGAATATCTACTTTGAAAGCGTCGTAATCCCAATAAGTTGGAGATGCTGGGAAGTTTGTAAGAGTTCCTTGATTTACTGTTCCTGACTCATCTACAACATAACCTGTTCCTGAGCCACCACCGTCTGCTGTTTCTGCATTTAATTTCCAATATCCTTTGAGGTTTGTAGTTCCGGGTCCTAATGATTTATCAGGGTTTATTTTACTTGCTAAAAATTCAATGTGTGTTGATGTTGAAGTAGATGTTCCAGCACCACTTGTAAGTAAATGGTCGTTGTAAATTCTAACATCTGCTATTTGACCTTCCCAAACTCCTCCTCCATTTTCATAAGAACCTATTTGCACAGGCACTGAATTGTTTGTTTCTAAAGCAGGTTCTGCTGTGTGGTCATAATATGCTACTTGTTTTCCATTTATGTATAAATACATATGACCTTGGTCAAAAACACCTGCGTAATGGTTCCATTTATCTATACCTGCGTGTGTATAAGTAAGATTATAAGTTTCGGCAGATGTTCCATTATCTCCAGCACAAGACCACTTCACACTTGTTCCATCAATAGTTAATCTCCAAATTCTTTGTCCGTCAGTTCCAGCATATTTAGATACTATATGTTCATTTCCAGTAGTTGAGGCATTGTCATTCTTTGCCCACACTGAAACACATAAATCAGCAGTAATGTCATAATCTGAATCTGTTCCACAATCAATATAATCATTAGTGCCGTCAAACTTTAGAGCAGGGTCAAGATTTACATTAACTTCGTGACTACCTAAGTTGCCTTGTAGCATTCCGCCTGTACCGCCTATTGTGATTGTTGCCATGTTTAACTTAGTGTTGCTCCTATATTTCTTATTCCACCATTATAATTGTTAGTACCACTTGACATGTACCAAGTACCTCCGTCTAATCTAACTGCTCCGTTAAATGTATGAACTCCTGATGGGGAACCAATTCCGTATTGTGCTGAAGATGTCATACTTGTGTTACCGTGAACTGTTATAGCATCTCCTGCGGTACTAAATTTAAATCGGCCCGAAGTCATTATAAAATTATTATCAATAGTAACTATACTACCAGATGAATCATGCCATCTAAATTCTAAAGAAGAAGTATCCAATGCTACTTCTAAATTATAAAAATTACTTTCCTGACAGTAAACGTGACCATTATCTGTAAATTTAAATGTTCCTCCATTCTTCGGAGATTTGGCCACTGTAGTTAAATTTTGAAAACCATAACCACTTCCTGCTTGGTCTGTAATAGTAATAGTTTTTGGAGTTGCCATGAGAGCTCCTCCAGTCTTAAGTATAATACTATTGAAAGAACAGTCTACGTGGTCACTAGTATTGTCTGTTACATTCAGATTTAATTCTCCATCATCGTAAATTACTGTGTCACCGTAAACTAAACCTACGCCCGTTCTAGTTGCATCTGTGTAACTATTGTATAATTTACCCTTTAATATATGAACATCTCCATTAATTGTATGAATTCTAGCTGCTGTTGAAGATGTAGAACTATTCACTGTTGGAGCTAAATTGTGAAGCCAATAAACCAAGTAATCAGAAGCACTTGGCATATAAAAAGAAAAAGACCTACAATTCCAAGTCGTAACTCCTATATTAAACCCAATAGTGTTGGTAGCACCAGAATTACCTAATAATATTATGTCTGTAGAATTAAAATCAAGGGTATTTCCTCCACCTGTAAAATATTCAGTAGAATCCCCAGAACCAGTACAATACCTTCCTGATGCTTTAGTATGGTTTTGACCTCCAAACCTTGTTCCGCAACTATAATAGAATCCTGTTCCTAAATCACAAACTGTAGATGTAGATGCTACATCTAATCCATAACTTTGTTTGTGGTCTTCAGCTATAGTATGTGAAGATGGTGCTATAAATCCGCTATTACCATTAGCATAAACTTGTTGGACAGTCATATTATCAATATGAATTATTTGACCTTCAGCCATATTACTGGTGTAAAGATATACACTAGTATAACCAGCTACAAAATAAGCTACTCGTTTTTCGTATGAAGTGTTAGTCAAATTTTCATTTCTTGTAGTAGCACCAGATATATATGCATGTGTCTCTGAGTCGTTTCCAAATGGTAAAGAAGATGATTGAGTTGTCCATTTTAAATTTACTGAACCAGTATTTACTTTAGCATCAAATGTTGCTTTGTAAACTTTACCTACTGTTAATGCTGAAACAGACAAAGCGGTTGAATTTAACATAAAATAAGCTCCTGTTGAAGAACCTCCTGAAGCATCTGATGTCCTTGTAATTTTAGCTGTGTTACCATCATAAAGAATAGTATTGGTACCATATGCTGTCCATCCTGTTACTGCCTGTCCATCAGTTCCATTAAATTCACCAATGTCACAAAGGTTAGAACTTAAAGCAGCGTCTAAAATTACTGAAGAACTACCGCTTAAAAATTTAGCAGAATCTTCTATAGCTAAACAACTGTAACCGCTACCATCGTTACCATTTTGATTATTAGTTGCAGTTGCACCATCAATAAGAAGGTCATAAGTATTGGAACTGGTATAAGTTCTAAACTCTCCTGAACCTGTGACAATAACTCTACCATTAACTTCTAAATCTTCTTTCATTTCGAAATCTTTATTTCCTGAACTATTAGTAACCAGATTAATTTTACCTTGTAATGGACCATATACTGATGCATTTGATTCTGCTGCTGTGGCTGTAACTACAATTTTCTCCTCAATAGTTACGGTTCTAGAAGAACCAAGGTCGTAAATATCTGAACCATCGGCATGAGTAGTAGCATTTGTATGCATTTGTCCTCTTTGAACGGTTAATGTTGTAGTGCCTCCACCAGCTGTAACTTTCATTACTTCAGTATTTATTCTAATATAATCATTATCATCAATGCTATTAGCCTGAACTGTAAGAGTTGTATCGCCTGCTGAAAGAGTTCCTCCTTCATTTAAATTAGCACCTGAGTCACTTCCATCTCTTGGTTTGATTTTATCTCCGTTACTCATAGCTATACCACTATGGAATCTTTTACAAGCTATTGTAGCAGTTTTATCATTACAATCAAAAGCCCCGCCAAAATGGTCCATACCTGTGAAAGTTCCACCATCAGTCTGTAATTGAGTGTTGTCAGGTCTCCAATCATTAGTTGCTGTGTATGTTCCTGAACCTGTTTTAACTGTTCCATTGCCGTGACATAATACGCAAGTTAAATTAAAATTTGCAGTGTCAAATACACCTGTGACAACTTCAAGGTTTCCTTCTATTATAGCTGCTTCTGTACCTATCGTAAGTTTTCTTGCTGCTGATTGTAAGGTAACAGTAACATTTCTGAAATTACCATTGCCACCATTATTTAATCTGATAAGTCTGTCACCAGCATAATTACTATTAATTACTAAATCAATAGTTGTAGATACTGTCCCTCTATGTTCACAAATATAACCTTGACCACCATCGTCTAATGTTAATGTTCTCGCAGTTCCATCTGTAGTTAATGTTCCTTGAATGTCTATTGAACCTACTGCATCATCCGCAGTCATAGTTACAGTGTGACCACTAGCAATTACTGCTACATCATCTGTAGAAGGTTGTCCTGATTCAGTCCAAGTAGCGTCTGCGTTGAAATTACCGCTACCAGCGGAATTATATGTAGCCACTATGCCACCTCCTCACAAAAGCTTACGCTCACTGTGGGGCGACTGGCTGGGTTGACGATAAACTTCAAGAAAGCTTACCTCAATCTGCCGATAAATATACTGAACAGTCTGCGTTACTACTTGCAACTTTAGCGTGAATTAATACCCACTTTAATGGAGTAGTAGCTATAGATTTGTAAGCGCTGTCATTTGAAGCTGTTACTTCTATACTATCTCCTATTTGTGTATATTTAGTTGCAGCATATGTTCCCGGACTACTTTGTAGTGAACCGTAAACCATGAATGTTGCTGTAACAGCGCCTGCATTGAAAAATTGTAATCCTATTCTTTGCTTGCCTGTAACATCAACTGCTGCTAAAATTTGCTGTCCTGTAGTTCCTGTTGAACTTATATTCACTGTACCAGAACTACTTTCGATAGTTTCGTGAGCTGTCGTTACAACCCTAATACCTGTATTACCGCTACCGTCAGCGACAAACTTATCAAATTCGCGTCCTCCGCGACTTCCTTTTAATGCCATTTTTACCTTTTACTTTTTAACGTCGCATCCTTTTGGAATGAATCGACATATTTTGGGGAAGACTTAAGGCTCTTCCCCATAACCTTGCGTATGATTTATAGTTAAATTACTTTAACTTTAGTCGAAGACAATTAATCCAGACTCAGGTCTGACAATCTTTAGACCATATCTCAAAGAGAGATATGAACCGACTATACCAAATCCGGGATTAGCTTCTTCTGCAGTTACACCACGTCTTTCGACGTATGCCATCTGTTTAACGGAAGTATCAAAAATTCCGTAACGGTCGTGTGGAACCCATGCGTTCTGCATAACTGTGAGACCATACAATTGACCAATTACACCACTTGCTGCTGCTGATTGTAGATGTTGAGCATCTGAACCACCAAAGTAGCCACCAGCTGTACCACCGGGGTTACTTGTGAAAGCAGTTGTGAAGTCAGCCAAATTGAGTAAGTTTCTGTAGTGTGAAGGTGAAACCATAATTAAATTTGGATTCATACCTTTTGCACCCATCAACTCAATAGCTCCAGTTACATCAGCTAAAGCAATACGGGAAGTTCCTGTACTTGTACTTTGTTGATAGTGTGAACCTGCGTTATCACTGAAAGGGTCTAAAGCTGCTAATTCTGCTACAGTGTAATCACCATATTCAACCATTCTGTCATTAGCTGCTGCTGAAGCCCCAAAGAATCCACCATGTGGATTATTAGCAAAAGTTGCTATTTGAGCATCAGTTTGGTCTTTAATAACTGTGTTAGAAATTCCAGTTCCAAATGTAGCATTACCTACACCGAAAAGGGCACACACAGCATGTTGTGTAAGATGCCTTTCTAAAGCCTTCTTAGATTCATTTAGAGCCAATTCAACTTCATTGAATCGGGAATCTTCTATCATTCTACGAGTTACCGCAGTTGCTATTCCCCATTCTTTAACGCTGATACGCTCATTTCTCATTAAAGTGTGTTGATATGCTGGTGTTGAACCTTCATCTATTTCTTCCATAGCCATGCTAGGTTTTGCAATAGTTAAATCAATGTCCCCACCTGTGTCTGTTGTCATAGGTTCACAAAACATCTTAATTACATCTAAACTAGTAGATTTGTAATCTGTAAGAGCGTCTTTAAAATCAACGAGAACTCTGTTTGCTACCGTTGAAGATGTTACGTCTCCTTTATTTAAAGATGTTAGTATACCTTGTGTTGCGTCTACCATATTATCTTATCTCCTTATACCACCAAGACCTTAGCTAGTGCATCGCCGCCAGAAGTGTTAGCTTCAAGTGCGATTGCTACATAGTCGTCATCAGCTGCACCAGTACCTTGTACTGTGTCATCTAATCGGTTGTTTCCAATTGTCATGTAATCACCGACGGTTGTACCGTCTTTACACATTGCTCTAATGATGATACCGCTTCCGCTAACAACATTTACCATACCTTCATCGTCTGCACTAGTTAATGCAAAACCTGCGTGTGCGTAATTTGCTGTACTACCTTGTACCTTTCCAGTAGTTGTAATCTCTAGCGGCCATCCAGCCGTAATAGCTTCATCTGCTGTAAAAGGTAAAATACGAGCTGGTGCTCCACCATCATTTACTAAAATTTCGCTTGCCATATTTAGTTACCTCTTAGCGCTTCTGTATTGAGCGCAATTTTTCCATCTTTCATAGCGAATAGACGGGTTGTTTCTTCTTCTTCAGCCTCTACTGGGCTTTCTTCGTCATCGTGGGCCTTGCCTTTTCCAAAAGTTCGCTCGGTTGCTTCTGGCTCTGGAATTGCTTCCAATGCAGTTGCAAAACCATCTAGTTTGGTTTCTTCCCAAGCTGATAGTTCTTTTTCACGTGCTTCTTTTGCTTCTTCGTCGATTGACTTGAGAACTAATTCTTTAGATACAATCTTTGAAATGAATGCTCCTTTACGTGCTTTTGCTTCTGCAACTGCACGTTCTTCAGCTTCCTTTTCAAAATTAGCGATTGTGTCTAATGCTTCAGTGTATTTTGAATTTACTTCTTCGAAAGATACTTTCATTTCTGCAAGTTCATTCTTAACTGAGGCGAACTCTCGCTCGACTATTGACTCGGCTTCTGACTTATTTACTGTTTCTTCAGTCATATTTAAATCCTCGTTTGAGTCTTCACATTCCTTTCCTTCCTTGCAATCATCGCAATCATCGCAAGTTTCTTCTTCATTTCCTTCATGGTCGTCGTCACATTGACCATCAATAGTGCAAGACTCACAGACTGGAGTCGCAATTTCATTATCAATAAAACTTATTTCGGCGGGTCGTATATCAGTAGCGAATGGTTCTCCCATGACATCAACGTCATTTGAGGCCCAGTCAATGCTGACATGCGTAATATCGCCGTCATCAACCTTATTTAGCACCTCACGTGCTCTTTCATTTGCATTTTTGTCGATTTTAGCCAGCATTTTAATAGCTGTCTTACCATCGTCCGTTTCAATTACCTCAGGACTTACTGCTTTACCAATTAAATCCTCTGGTGTACGCTGGTGCGTATAATATATAGGTAATTCGTTAAAATTTCCTACACTATTATGTATAATGGACGGTTCTATATAAACCTTTTGGTCTCCGTCAGCATCATGTAGCCCTGATGTTATAGCTGTAACAGGGAATTCTACAAAATCTTCAACTGTGGTAAGCTCTCCAACTCCTACAGCAAAACTTCTTGTTTGTTCCTCATTTGCTCTATCTCTAGCGAAATTTCGCTCTACACCATTATCATCAGCCCATAGTTTACACATTCCTGCTGCCATAGACTCATAATTTTCAAACCCTCTCTTTTTAAGAGTTTGGGCTGTCTCTAACTTGCACTTTTCGTACTCACTCATTCTTTCTATCTCCTGTGGCATTTGCCGCTGGTTGATTACCTCTGTTCTCGGTTCTCTTGCTTTCTTCTTTCTTATCTTGGTCTTTACCACCAGAAACATTAACGTTTTCAGCAGTGTCCTGTAGTTCTTGTACTCCTGCAGGATTCATACCACGTTCCATTCTTACCTCTTCAGGTGAAAGCACACCTTCAGCGAGGTAAACCATATCTGTCTTTGCTTTAACAAAAGCGTCATCAACATTGATTTGGCGGAACTTAAATTGTGCGTCCCCAAGTTGCGGAAGTAACTGCGAATTGAGTGCAGCTTCCACGGACGCTTGTAAATATTTAACATAAGGTTCGAAAATAGGTCGAGCTTGTTCTGGCTTTTCCCACATGGTTATCGGTACTTTAAGTGCCATATGAATCTTTTTTGTAATATCATCCATATATTTACCATATTCGAATGCTCTTTGGGTACCTTGAAGTTCCTTGACAACAATATCGTTACCATGAATAATGTCTTCGCCGGGTTCCAAGGAATTGAATGCGTCCACAATTTCGTTAATTTTATCAGGACCATAAGGCATATCGGGGAGTCCAGCGCTAATATCAAACCTACTAACAGCGTATTTATTGAGAGCAGTACCGACATCTCGTTCTGCGTAATCTTTAAGGTCAACCAAATAAAGAATTGGATGGATGTCAGAAAGACCATAAGCGTAATCATCGAACGTGTTGTTAAGTAAGTGTACCATTTCGTCTTCTTCAAATCGTATATCTTCACTTGGGGAGCCAACTTTTTGGTAATAGTACATAATTTGTCCATTTTCATCCCTCTGTATATACATATTTTGTGAAGAGCGTAGAACTAGGTTGTCACCCGTCCACTCTAAATAGCTCGTACCGAATATTCTAGCATTACGTAACCAACCATAAATAAGTTGGTCTATATTTATTTCATTAAACATTTCAGTTATAGAATCTCTTAAATTTTCATCATCTGTAACTATATCCCAACCATCTTTACTTGCATAAAGACATGGTAAGTCTATTAATGTTCTAACTAAAGGGTCACTAAGGTAAACATCCATATATGCTTTACCATCACCTATGTGCCTTTCATAGTCATTTCCGAACCTTCCTTGCTGTAAACGTAGTCTTCTTATAATACCTTCACCGTAACTGCGAGGTTCGTCTTTCGCATAAGACGGATTGCTACCAACGGTAGCGAAAGTGCGCCTACTAAAAGGCCAATAATCGCGGAGAGCCATTTAATTCACAAATATATATCTACTGTTACTATATAAAGGTTTTCCCTATAACCACCTTATACGGCGCTTAGAAAAGGGTTTATTACGTGTTTTAGATGTAAATAGTCCCATATTTCCACTAGCCTTTCCTAAAGTGCTGTTTTTATAGCTTCTTTTGTTTTCTACACTAACAGAAGCGAATGAACCCTCTGCTGGAAGCATAGAAAGTGCTGCGTGTATGCCCATAACTGAACTATCACAATAATCATCATGTTTTGTTTCTGGAGCAGATATTTTCTCTGTTTTATTGGCTATATCCATAACATATTCTAAATCTGTATGCTCTCTTAACCATTTTCTCACTAATTTAGACTCATTTTCGGGTAATTTCTTAAAATCTGGTACTTTTACCTGTCCTTTTTGAATATATGACACATAATCTCTATAAACTTGAGTTTTTGTACCTTTTGGACCTCCAGTAAAGACAAATCCTATAAAATGTATACTATCTGGTATACAAGCCATCCTTAAATCTTGCTCAATCGCCCCACCAATACCCGTAGCGTCCACAATAAGCCTATCAGCATTAAAACTTTTGGCAACGTCAATGATACGCTCACGTTGATATGGAATGTCATGTCCGCCAGTTTTAGGACTAATTTCTTCAATATATATGAGCCGTGCAATATTGCCTCCATCGTGTTTTTCGGTCCTCCAAACAGTAATAGCAGTGCTATTAACGGATTTACCAATATCCACACCCACGTTAATGTTATAAAGTTCTTCTCTGCTCTCGAGAGCTCTATCTCTCGTATAGAGGTCGTATTCCTCCATGCACGCTTTGAGTTTTTCCGGATTGAAGACATTTGAGACGCTTTCTACAAATTCACATTCATATTCAGTTTTCCAGTAAATGGAATCTTCACCCCATTCCATCATCTTCGTTAACATATCTTCTTCAGTATATGCTGGTTCATAAGCTCTACCTTGCACTATAGCATCTTTCCAAGTATAATGTAGCCTTTCAAAGCTTTCCGCATACGCATCATCATATAAATAACGCCACATATGATTATCTTTGCTCTTTGGGGTGCCTAAATTGATAAATGGAGCCCTGTTAGCCACAATACATGGTTCTACATTATCAACGAATAGTTTGTCATCAATTAATGGACTTTCGTCTATAACTAAGAATGTAGGGTGCTGGCCTCGTATAGCCTGTCCTTGATTAGAAGGAGCCAATGGGGCTCTACGTAGCACTGTACCTCCTTTCATAGTTATGCTAGGTTTATTATGAAATCTATAATTAGCTACTAAAGAATCTAAGAATGTATTATCAGCGAAGTGTCTATACACATAATTAAATATAAGAGCTGCTTGGTCCTCAGATGGAGCAAGAATAAAAATTAGGTCTCTAAACCTCTTGAAGAACATGTAGATAACTACAGCTACCGAAAGTGCGAATGATTTTCCACTGCCTCGTGGAGCCAGAATTGCCAATTTGACATGTTTATCTGAATCTTCCTCGGAGTAGCAAAGCGCTTTAGCAATTATATTCTCTTGTAGAGGACGTAATTTCAATGGTCTTTGCTTCTGGTCTACCATATAAGACTCACAAAAGGCTCTCACCAATTGTGTCATCTTTTTGGGTTCTGCTCTTACGCTTTCAAAAATCTCTTCAAGTCTGCGACTGTCATGGGCTGCTGCCCCCGTCAGAGCTGACTTCAACTTCGTTCCCTCGTTCTTCACTGGTATTGTCATCTTCTAATTCACCTAAGAATCCCATAAAGGATTCAGTATTTCTTTCCACTACAGTAGGTATTTCAATGTTAAGAGCGCGAAACTCAGTATGAATATCCCTAACAATAGAGTTTCTCTGTCGCAAGAGCTCTGTTCGAGCGTTAACATCCCGAATAGATACAAGAATTTCTTCCCACAGCACGTCTTCAAGCGCAAGATTGCGTGCAAGAAGACGTACAAGCTCTTTATGACGTCCATACTCAGTTTCACCTACTCTTTTTCTGAGGTTTGCTTCGTAGCCCTTGTAATCCATTACTTGGCTTCGTCTAAAGCTGCCTTAACTTTTTGCTTTACTGCATCTGCCATCATATCATCTTTTTCATCCCAAGCTGACATAATAACATCTTGTAAAACTTTATTATTTACTTGTTTCTTTACTTCGTCATCAAGTTTTTCGTAAGCCTTTAATTGGGCTTTAGTTAATGCTTTTTCAAGGTGTGCCATGATTTCATCATCGTACTTCTTAAATAAAGGCATAACTAATGCTCTGACTGCTGGTACTGTATAAGCAACGTATGCAGCTAAAGCTGCAATCACTGCCAAACATGCCATTAATTCAGGGCTGTCCATTAAAGTGTCTAACAAACCTGATTCTTCCACTGCTGATATAATATCTGCTGTAGTATTACCGTCATCGGCGGTATTATTATCAGCTGTTGCGTTATTATCAGCGGTATTGTTGCTTGTTTCGTTCATATCTAACCTTTTTTTGTTTAGCGGGACTCTGTGGTTGCATCTATGACGCAAAGTTGCTGTGGAGTCTCGTGCGGTACACAAGAGTCCCATAATTTAATAGTAATCTATACTATATAAAGCTTCTGCTTATTCCAATAGTCTTGCGACTAAATCTGCTTTTTTGCCTTTCTTACTCAAGTCAGCTTCTTCACAAAGCTTCTTAAGTTCTTTTACTGGAAGTTCTCCCAAATAAGCTTCTAAGTCTTCGTCGTCGTCATCAGATTCTTCTTCTTCCACGACTTCCTCTGGTGCTTCTTCTTCTTCAAGAATAACTTCATCTTCTTCCTCTACTGGTGCTTCTTCTACTTCTGGTTCTTCTTCTGGCTTTGCAGGTATATAAGAACACATACTAGAATTACATGCGTACCAATCTCTAATTGGTAATATGGTGCCTCCACATAAGGGACATTCTGTTTCTATCATATATTTTACCTCTATTTCTTTTGTTTGTGCTCATGGTCTTGCTGTTTAGCTTCAATCATTTGCATCTGTTTTTGAGCAGCGTCGTTATAATCAATAACTGCTTGTGCCTTTATCTTATAGAAAGCTGTTTTCTCTGCTTGTTCTTGTTTCCAAACATCTAAGGCATCTTTAATAATTAGAAGAGCTGGTCCACCTAATATAGCAATTAAAGTTGTATATCCTTCTATTTTGTCAAGAACTGCTGAATCTTGCAAGCCACTGTGTATAACAAAGCCAGCAAATCCTACCCAGAGTAAAACTAAAGGTACTGCAATCATAAACATGAAAATATCGTTAAACGTTACTCCTTCTGTTGCTACGTCTTTATCGTTTACCATCTTATTCCTCTCCTTTTGTTTGGGTTTTTCTTTCTTTGGTAATTTCAAAGTTGGAAGTTTGACTTTTGGAAATAGATTGTAAGTTTTTTTCAGAATACTGACAGTGACAGCTAATGCAATAGCAATCCCCAACAATACAGCCACAGCCGCAAGTATGTAAGCCAATATTTGTATTATTTCTATAGCTTCCACTCATTCTTCCTCCGTGAAATTCTCCTCAAAATTATTGAGGGTCACTTCCTTCATCATTGCTTTCAAATCGTCCATTTCTGATATAATTTTAGCTAACATATTAGTAAGTATAAGCATTTGATTTGCTTTCACTCCTCCTCTCCTATACTTTCTAATAGTTTTTTATATCTTTCAGACATTTAATACCCATCCATTATCTTCTATACTGCCGGGACCCCAATTTGTAGAGTAACCAACATATTCATTTTCTTCATAATAATCACCGTTTCCATTATAATCTGCATAATAAGAAACATAATAGAACCAGTAACCTTCATAAACATTATTAAAGTTTTCTTCTAAATCTTCGTCGAATAATTCTTCATATTCAAACCAATGTTCATCTTCAAACCATCCTGAAACATTAAAGAATACTTGAGTGTAAGCGTAACCATCGTAATTCATTGATTTATTACCCTCTTCATCTTCCTCAATCATAACATGTACTAAATCATAATACACTAATATTGGTAAAGGTTCGTCTTCGTCGTCACAATCAGTATCAAAATCCATATAGAAATCTAAACTATTATTAGATGGTCTAGACACATTTCCATGAGATAAACCATTCCAAGCATACATATCTGTGTGATTACAATGATTTTCCTCATGTTCGTACTCACAAGAACCATCATCTTCTGTAGCACGGTCATTATAGTTGTTTGCGTCTACATCCATACAACCATAAACTGTCTCATTTGTCTGAGTTTCGTTATTTGCTGTACCATTTTGATTTAAAATATTACATCTACCGTTATCGTGAGTAGCTTGTGGGTCATAATTAACTGCTTCTGGGTCAGTACAACCATACACAATAACTACAAAATTACAACTTCCGTCATCAAAAGTAGCTTTTGGGTTATAATTGGTGGCATTTTCCTCTAAACAGCCCCCGACGGGACCAATTTCCTCTTCTCCATTGAAAAAATCGTGAAGAATAGTCATATTGGCCCCTCCACTCAGTACGGCTAGCATTAAAACAGTGATTATGGTTCCAATTTTCTTGCCTACTTGGGTTTCCCCTATCTTATCAGCAGCTTTGCCAATAGTTTCGAAGAGCTTTTCTTCATCTTCTTCAGGCTTCTTGGGACCTTTAATACCTAATATTTCGCGTTCCTCGTCAGAAATCACGGATATGGCCCCATAATCATCGCGCGCCATTGTAGTTAATATTATCTTGGCACACTATTTAAAGGTTTCCCTAATCATCCCACACTGTATTCTTAACTTCTTCATCCGTTTTTCCTTTGACCATACCTTCTTCTTCTGGTATTTCAGTATGTGCTAAGAATTCTTCTTCTGATAAAACCACATTTTCACTCTTTACGGTAGATTTTTTGTATTTCTTACCCTTTGGTTTCCATTTAGGTATTTCTGCATCACATGGACCACCATTAGATTTGTGAAAAGAACACCATTTACATAGATTTTGAGGTACTTGTTCGTATTTTTCCTCAACTTCCATACGTTCTTTTAAACAATCATGCACCATTTTAATCAATTCTTTGGCTTCGTCTAGAACGGGTTGGTTAACTTTCACATAAAATGTGTCATCAAAGCGTAAATAACTAACTCCTACGAATTTTGGCATTTCTCCCATCTCTAAAGTGTATAAAAATGCGTAAACTATTAGCTGCCTGTAGTAATCCTCCGGTAAATATGGTCCATAACGCTTAGAAGTTTTATAATCAAGTAGCGTCGTCCCTCCATCGAAGTCATTACAGACAGCATCCACGATACCTATAACTGCATAGTCGTGGGATTTTACCCATTTTTCTGCGTATTTTGGTGCCACGCAGTTCCATGCTTGGTATTTTGACTTATAAATCTTCCATTCTACCATTTCATTGAGTTTTTTATCTACAGAAGCAACGAAATTCTGTAATAATTCTTCAGTTTCAAGTCGCATGGCTGCCATTTCTTCATCGGAATGTAATTCCCATAGCCAACCTTTACTGTCTATATCTTTTGCCCAACGCGTTTCGAACTGGTCTTGCATCCAAGCAGCAGGGTCTCCATCTTCCCAAGCCTTAAATGACTTAAATTCTTTCTTAAATAAGTCTTCTAAAACAGCGTGAACTAAGGTTCCACGGAATAAATGTATAGTTTTCTTTTCTGGAATCTTCGCAATGTACTTATAATAGAATTCACGAGGACATTTCATGTAAGTGTTAATTTTACTTGGGCTCAACCTCATAAAAGAGGGTTCCCATTTGTCCTCAACCTCAATAGGCTTTACTTCGTCTCCGGGGTCACTAACAATTACCATTACTGACCTCCATTACAAGTGCAATTCTGGTGCCCATATACGCAATTGCATACGAAAATTTCGGGCTGCCTAGGTTTAACTGGTTTATTGCAGCTAATACATTGCATGTTATACGAATATTTGTCTTCGCATTGACAGTAGAGCTCCCCCTCATTCACAATTTCAGCATTTGGAAATTCTTCCAATATTGCTTCAATTGAGCCTGAAGGCTCTGTTGTGCTCTTGGTGTTCTTATTTACCATATTTTTTTCACTAACAGTAGAAAGCTCCACCACTATATAAGGGTTGTGTTAACAGTTGCGATGTGTTCCCCCAAACATTAGTGGAGCCTAATAAATACTTAGTAGCTATACCAAGTGTTTAATCTATTCTATGCTATATAGATATATAGGCTTCAAAAAATAGCTCGATTTGCAAAGACCCCTACCTCGACATATGATTTTATATATTTGATTTTTTTAGACGGGGGGTAGCGCGCCGATATTGCGTTCGGATTCTATAATGCACTATATAAGGGCCCTCGTGCTTTATATACTAAATCGACCCAAACCTTTATATACTTTCTTGCCTAACTAAAATTAGGAGGAAAAGAAAAACATGAACAAATACCAAAGCTCATTACTAACATGGTTAGTAGGCATATCATACGCAACACGAAAATTATAATTGAAATACATTATAATTCCACTACTAAGGTAGGGGATGGGAAGATGAAAATAGCAAAATAGTATTGCTCCCACCCTTATCTTTGAAAGGAATAGGGGAACTGAAAAGCTATCGACTGCTTTTCGACCTAAAGAGATGATAATAGCAAAATAATATTGCGACCCTATTCCACCTTATGGTTATTAACAACACATAGGCACACTATCTAGGTCGGCCATCTAGATGGGGGGTCAATGTTTAGTTATTAGCGGTGGGCTAATACCCCACCTTAAATAATAGGGATGCCTGACAAGGAGGGCGAAAGATAGAATAGCATACATATCAAGAGGCACGCGTGCCAAGGGTATGTATGACTAGGCACCTCGCGAGTGACGGAGTTGGAAACCTCTGGTTAATCTGAATGGGTTCTCACGACCTATGTCCCTACTATTATTATTGCTGCCGAGCGCCCCACAAATAGTATCTGTGGGGTGCG